AAAAATCAAAGAAGGCAGCAAAACAGCCGGACACAGTTCAGCAAGAATTGATGGTGGTGCTCTTGGAGATATCATTATTTCAGTTATGGATTCAAATGGTAAGACAGTAGAGGAATGGACTCTTAAGAATCCTCTGATTATGTCTGCTAAGTTTGGAGACTTAGACTACTCTAATGATGAATTAAAGCAAGTTGACATGTCTCTCAAATATGACTGGGCTGAGTGTATCACTTATGACACTTCTCATGCTCCCTTGTCTCCTGCTAGTTCTACACACTTTGGTGTTAAATAATCTAGAGGTTTAGATGACATTCTGGTCTGCAAATAACGTTGAGCCCACACGCCAATATCGATTTACTGTTTCTGATGGTACGGATGTTTGGTGGTGGGCTAAGTCTATTGAGAAACCTTCTTTTGATATAGATTCACAAGAACACAAGCTTATAAATCACAAGTTTAAATATCCCGGAGTAATTACTTGGAATGATATAAAAATATCAATTGTTGATACTGGTGCGAAAGTTGATCAATTGTATAAAAAATTAAAAGCTACTTATGCTCTACCAACAAGTGCGCAAGAGAGTACATTTAAAAAAAATGGAATAGAAAAGAATCGTGCTACACTTATGTTTGAAGGTGGAGGTGGTTTTACAATTCACCAAATAGACTCAGAGGGAAAAATATTAGAAGAATGGGAATTAAAAAACCCATGGGTAAAATCTGTTTCATTTGGGACACTAGACTATTCATCAGATGAACTAGTTACTATAGATATCACGGTCACATATGATTGGGCCAATTTAACTAACTAAGAGGTATAAATGACAATAAAAAACGATCTAGAGCATAGTGGGGCACGCGAAATGCACCAAGATTCTCCACCACAAAAAAATTCAATACTAAACTTTGTTTCACCAACAGACTTTGTTGAATTACCATCAAAAGGATTATTCTATAAAGAAGGACACCCTTTACACAATAAAGAAGTCATAGAGATTAAATTTATGACAGCCAAAGAAGAGGACATCTTAACCAATGAAGCTCTTCTTCGAAAAGGATTAGCTATAGAAAGGTTCATGGAGAGTGTTATATTGAATCCAAATATAAAATCACACGAACTGTTGATTGGGGATCGTAATGCTATTTTAATAGCAGCTCGGATCTCAGGCTATGGAGAAAAATATGAAACCAAAATGGCATGCCCTGCGTGTGGAACACAAAATGACATTGTTTTTGATATATCAAAACCAGAGATATTTCATCCTAGTATGGAAGGCTTAAAAGCAATTAGGAAAAATGATAGAGGAAACTATATTTTTAAGCTACCTGTTTGTAATTTTGATGTTGAATGCCGGCTCTTAACAGGTAAAGATGAAAACAGATTAACAGAGATGGCAAAAACAAAAAAGAAGCACAGACTTGAATCTTCAAGCGTAACCGATCAGTTCAAGATGATGATAGTTTCCATTGACGAGGTTAGTGATAAAGGCACCCTAAACAGGTTCATAGAGGTAATGCCGGCAGCTGATGCTAGAGCCCTCAGAAACGCGTATAAGAGAATTATACCAAACATAAAACTAAAAGACGACTTTTCTTGCATTTCTTGTGATCACGAGCAAGAATTGGAGGTTCCGTTCGGCGCGGACTTTTTTTGGCCTGACCGATAAGTACATGGAAGCAATATATGAGCAATTCTTCCTCTTGAAACATTTTGGAGGTTGGTCGTTCATTGAAGCTTATAATTTACCAATTGGTCTTCGAAATTGGTTTCTACATAGACTCCAAAAGCATTTCGAAGACGAAAAGAAAGAAATTGAGAAAGCTAAGCGTTAAAGATAACTCTTGGCTTTTATTTTTTAAAACTATTTAATGAGAGGTGTTAATTATGAAGATAGACTTTACAAACAAAAAACAGTTACTTACGGAATCATGGCTACAGTGGTTCGGAGAATGGAACAAAGAATTTCTTAGATATGTTTATGGGAAAGATGTCAATATGACAGCTGAACTTGGTGCTCATAAGATATTAACCAATATGATGGAAGAGGAAGAAGATGGTCAAAAATTAAAGTTTGTTATAAGAGGAGAAATAGAAGATGTCAAAGCATATTCTAAAGCGATTATGGCAGAAAAAGAGTACTTGGATTGTTATGTAAGATACGGAGTAAAACACCCCAAGTCACAAAAGATGAAAGAATTATTAGACCAAGCTATTGTAGGTTTTGAACAAACAACCGGCATTACTTGGCCATTTAAAGATGAGGGTTAGATAAATGACCACCGAAGGAACAGTAGAAGATAGGCTGGCTAAACTTGAAAAAGAAAACAAGGAACTCGAAAAGAGCAACAAGCTTCTTCAAGACAAAAAAAAGCTCTCTGGTGACATTGCGGACAACTACGAGAAAGGAGCTAAGTACGCCAGGCAAAAAAACGAATCGGCTGATGAAGAAAATAAAAGGGTCTTAAAAACAACAGACATTGAGCAAAGAAGGCTTAGGCTCAAGTTGGATCAAGCCCAGCTAGACGGTGACGCGATAGCAGCTGCTGAAGCTTTATATGAAATGCAGGAAGAGCTGAATGAACTATCGAGTATAGCCCTTAACGAGGAGGAAGAGATAACAGCAGAACAAGCAGAAAGAATACGCATGCTCGCAGAAGAAATAGAAGAGCAAGAGAAGTTAGGTGTAAAAAAGAAGAAGTATACCGAAGCTGATCATAAAGCGAAAAAAGAACTCGAAGGGGTAATGGGTTCAATTGCAAAGAAGTCGCTTTTCTTTACCCAAGCAAATGACACTTGGGTTGGATCGATGTTTAAAGTCGGGGCGACTATGAGAGAAGCTCACGAAAAAGGAGAATTATTTACTGGGACACTGGGTAAGTATTTTGGTAAAACAGCTTTTGCTACTTCTATCGTCACTAAAGTTGTTGAGTCAACGATGGCTATGGTTCGGGAACTAGACAGTGTCAACGCTCAATTTGCAGCAGCCACAGGGCTTGGAGATAAATACCAAAGTACCCTTTTGGGCATGAGACAAGAAGGTAATACCATGGGTGTTACGATGCAGAATGCCTCTAATGCCATAAAAGGATTAACTGAGAATATGGTTGGCTTTGTAAATATATCCAAAAAAGCTCAGATTGAACTAGGAATGACTGTTGCAAGATTTGAAAGAATTGGTATTGATGCGAACACTTCAGCCCAATCAATAAATATATTTACTCTAAACATGGGCAAATCAGAGAAACAAGCTATGCATATGTCAAAACAGTTAGCTCTTATGGGACAATCTGCTGGTATTTCTGCTGGGAAGATGACCAAAGACTTCCAAACAGCATTTAAATCACTTGCTGTCTATGGAGATAAATCTATTGAAGTATTCCAAGGCTTGGCTTCTGCTGCTCGTGCTGCTGGTGTCGAGGTTGCAACATTAACTTCATTGGCCGGCAAGTTCGATACATTCGCAAGTTCAGCAGAAACTGTTGGAAAACTAAACGCTTTGCTTGGATCTCAACTATCCTCAACAGAAATGCTAATGATGACAGAAGATAAGAGAGTAGAAACTCTTGTACAACAAGTACAAGCACAAGGTGTCAACTTTAAAGACATGAACAAGTTCCAACAAATGGCTATAGCCAATGCTGCTGGGATTAGTGATATGAATGAAGCTCAACGTATATTTGGCATGAGTATGAAAGATTATAAGAAATATCAAAAAGACATGCAAAAGCAAGAAGACGTTCAAAAACGTTTCAATGAAGCCGTTGAGGCTACTTTGCCTATTCAAGAAAAGTTCTCAATTCTTATGGCAAACTTTGCTCAAGGCGTCGAACCTGTCTTGTGGGTTGTTGAAGGACTGATAGATGGGTTTATATGGATGACGAGCAATAAAATAGTTATGGGAATAATATCTCTGGTTTCTGTTTTTTATCTCTTAAAGTTAGCTATATTTGGCACAAACAAAGCTCAAAGAGCAGCAGCTGCAACATCAAAAGCCTTAGCAGCAGCTCAAAAAGCCGAAAAAGCTATGGGATTGATGTTAGCAGAACAGAAAGCAACTAATACTATTTTATCTGGGAAGAAAGTAATTGAAAACACAGTTGAGGCAGGATCTCACCTTGAAAATGCTGGTGCAAAAAATGTATCAGCGGCAGGCTCTATCGGCCTCGGAAATGCTAGTAAAACAGGTGGTAAAGCAGCAGGAGCAGGAGCTCTTGGTATGTTAAAATTCGCTCTTGCAGTTTTAATGATTGGTGCTGGTGTTGGTTTTGCAGCCTTTGGTATCGCAGCAATGGTTACTGCGTTTATTGATTTAGCAAATATAGGACCAGAGGCGGTTAGTACCTTACTTTCGGTTGCAGCTGCGTTATCAGCGGCAGGTTCTATCGGCTTCTTTGGAGCAGCTGGTTTAAGTGTTGCCATGGGCAGTTTTGCAGCTGGTTTATATATGGTTTCTTCAATACTAGAAGATAATGAGGCTTTGCAAGAGGGACTAGAAAACCTTGCTCTTGTAACAACAGGCCAAGGAGCAGCAGCGATGAAAAAAGGTGGTTCAAAACTAGCGGCTGATATTAAAACTGCTGTCAGTGCAGCAATGACCCAGAAACTTGAAGTTATAATTAAACTCAAAGACTCAGCCCTTAAAGATATGGTTGAGAACGTTGTTGTTAATTCAATTTCAACTGACGGAAGAGTAGCGAAAGCTGTTGCATCAATGGGATAATAATATGAGTTTTAAAAATAGATTAATGAGTGATATGCCTTCAACTGATGATGGTACTATAAACTATGCCATCAATACTGATTCCATATTAAAGATATATTCTTTGGTTTCAGATCTTGAAGTACATTTCAAGGCATTTATAACAGATTTGTCTGACAATTTTCAGTCTTCATGGAATTCGGAAGAAGTCTTTGGAAGAATGGACCCAATGGGTACTTTTAAGAGCACAAAGAGAACAATTAGTGTTGGTTGGGACGTCCCGGCAGGTAGTTTAGAGGAAGCAATAAGTAACATGGATGCGGTTTCAACATTAACGTCTATGCTGGATCCCGGATATTCCGGAAATCCTATCAGTACAGATTCAGGTGAAACATTTACAACAGCAAATTCAATCTCTCGATCTCCTTTGGTCAGAGTCAAATTCGCAAACTTGATTTCTAGAGGTGGTGGAGGAGACACTGCCAAGACTGAAGGTCTTCTTGGCTGGATTGATGGGATCAACATACAACCGCAAATTGACGTAGGGTTCTTTATAGAAGATAAGAAACATTATCCTAAAACTTATAAACTTAGTTTCAATTTAAATGTCCTTCATGAAACAGATCTTGGATTTAATGAAGAAAATAAATGGATGGCAACAAACAAAACAAAATGGCCATTTGGAGAATAATCATGAGCAGATATAGAAACAGAAAGAAGGCAACCAACGATGTGTATCAAGACGATGAACTCTTCGAGAACAGAGGAGTGACAATTGTAGAACAATACACAACACCAAAGTTCAAAGCACCAACTCAAAAACAACTTAACAAGATTGTCTTTGTTGAGCACTATTATGTTTCTGGAGAAAGGTTCTTTAAATTAGCACAAAAGTATTATGGCGATCAACAATATTGGTACATAATTGCAAGATTCAACAACAAACCAACTGAGGCGCAAGTTGCAGATGGAGAGATATTAAAGATTCCAACAAACTTACAACAGGCGCTTGAGGTACTTGGGTAATGGCCGATGGTATATACACATTTTTGACGACGAAAAGCAACTTTCATCGTGATAATACCGAGTTCTACTTTTACGGAGGTGAAAACTCTACGAGAGTTTATGTTTCAATTCCAGATGATTTTGCTGATGGTCTCTCTGCGGGGGATGATGATGAATATCTAGTTACCGAAAGTTCTGATTGGAGACAGTATGGAACCAAACCAGATGATTTCGCGAAGTTTAGTAAAGATGAGGAAGGTAAATTAACAACTTTTAATAAACTATCAGATTGGGCAAAATGGATAATTCTGTCTTTTACCATGGGGTTTAAGAAATCTGCCGGTACCGTCTATCAAGACGAAACGGATTTTACAAAGCTGTTATCAGATTCTTTGAAAAACACAGCCAGAACAAAATTTAAAGGTAACGTACATGATGCAGCTTTTATTTCTCACAGATTACATAAAGTTTTTAAGAAGTTTGATACGAAGCTTAATGATGGTGAAATATCACCAGTGGAGCATAAATTCTTTAAAGAATATAATGATCTTTGTAAAGAAACAGATTTCGTTAAAAAACTTAGAATAAAAATAGTAAAAAACACAGGAAAGTCAGACTTTATTGCAGAATATTTTGGCATAGAAAAAAGGTTTGATTTTGAGTCCTTTGCCGACGAAACACAGCATCTGATATCGAATCAATTAAAAGGAAATGGAAGTTATCATAATGGTGCTCCGATTTCATATGCAAAAAAGTCAACCCAAAGCTATGAACACAAGAATGAAAAAGGAGAAACAATATCAGAACGTGGGTGGTACTATTCTCCAAAAGAAGGAGAAAAGATATCTTACTCAAACAAAGCAGCTATCTCCAATCCAACATTACATAATAGACTGTTAGACGGATCTAGGACTAGTGGTAAATCATATTCTGTCGAGAAAGAAGAATTGAGAAAAACAGAGATAAATACGAATGCTGTTTATTTCGATGTTATAGAGAATTATTCAACATCAGTGAATTTTTATAAACTAAACCACCCCTTTACAGATGGCTTCTCTGGTGTGTTTAAAGATGTTTATGACCCAACAGTAGAAGAAATTAATTGGTGGCCTGACAAGTCCAACCTAGCAACCGGCCCTGATGATGTAACTTTTGTTTATTTCTTGAAATTCATAGATCTAATAAAAACAGACATAGAAGACGGACAACTAGAAACATCCTTAGGAAACAGATTCACTAAGTTGGCAAAACAGGCAAAAGAATATATATTGCCTAAACTTGTTCGTGTTTACGAAAACAAAGTAAGAACAGAAATTGCTAGAAAATTAGAACTATGGACAAAAGAGGATGAAGATCCAAATAAAAATCCAGCACCTTTAACGGATGAAGATCTCAAGCAAGCTGAAAGGGAAGCAAGAGATGGATTAGCTGAGTTGGAAACATCTCCATTGGCGAAAAAAGACATACCAGAAGAAGACATAGCAAACAGAGAAAAGAAATATAAGCAATGTGTCTTGATGATGAACATACCAATTCTCTCAAAAAACTACAGAGAAGAAGTGTCGAAAAGATTGGAAAAGGGGGATCCAATGCATGCCGATGATGAAATCTATAATGGAAGGTTCACTATGGTAAGTGATGGAAATATTAGCAATCAAAACCTAATCATCAATAAGCTATTAGTTCCTAAAGCAAAAAAGATAGAATCTTTTTTAAATATGACTCCTGAATTGTACGCTGCTCTTCAGCCAAAAATAAGATTACACAAGGTATATTATGATCCGTCGGAAAGTGACGGAAATCCACACATTGTAAGAGAAATTCCATTTAGAGCTAGCACCAGTACTCAAAGAACTAGTCTCTTATCCAAAGGAGATACCTTCGATAAAGGAGATGGGGTTGGTATAAAATCTTTCAATTTTTCTTTTGACGGAGAAACACCAGCAACTTCAACAAAATATATAAAAGCAAAACTTGAGTTGTATTTTCAAACA